CTTCTTCTTTGCTAGCTCTCTTTCAAGACGCTGGGCTCTAAGAGCTTCTGTCTTCTTTTGAAGATCGTTGTTCAACTCGGTGCCACCCATCAGAGGCTTCCACAAGTTCTTAGCAAGCTTGTCGTCCAGTCCGAACAGCTTGGAGATACCTCGTCCAGCTAAGTAACCTGCACCACCTGCAGCAGCCACAGCTCCGACTCTTCCAAACAACCCAGCAGCGGTCATTCCTTTGGTCTTAGTCGCTCCTAGTCCTGCTTTGGCATTGAGAAGTTTGGCTCTTGTGTTCTCAGCAATAGCCGCTGTCTCTACCTTTGTAGCAGAGGCAGAAGCAATTCTCTTACCAGCCAGCCAGATAAGTCCCTTGGACAACGTAGAAGTCATCTTGATGGCTGAGGACATAAGTAACAGCATCGGTCCGGCAGCAGCCACCATGGCGCCGGTCTGGATGACACTCTTGCGCTCTGACTCTGATAGCTGTCCAAACCAGTCGGCCAAGTTTCCAATACTGTCGGCTAGCTCTAACGCCATCGGCATCAGGTCTTCACCCATTGAGATACCAGCGGCAGTGATCCGAGACTTGACGAGATTCAACTGAGCAGAGAAAGATTTAAGCTGTTCCTCAGATACTCTCTTGGTCGTTCTTTCCAATGCCTCAAGCTCAGTCCGATAGTTAGCGATCTTTTCACTCAAACCCAGCAACGGAAGTATTGCTTGTTGTGTTCTCGCCTCGAAGCCAAGCATGTCCAGTGTTGCTCCTCTTTGTTTAGTAGACATGCCGCCGACAGCTCTCGTGAGGTCTCCAATAATGTCCGCAGAAGCTCTCAGTTCTCCCTTGCTGTTATAGACCTTGATCCCTAGCTTATCAAATTCTTCACCATTCTCGCGAACAGCCTTTGTCAGCAACCGCAAGAACCGCTCGTACAGGGAGCCAGCCACATTACTTTTGTATCCCTGATCAGCTAGTGCAGCCATCACCGCGAGACCATCTTCCACTTGCACGTTGAATGCTCTCATAGCAGGACCAGCCCCATTGGTAATCGCTTCAGAGAACTGCTGAACAGAAGCGTTGGCAAGAGTGTTAGCTCCAACAAGCAAGTCACTCAGTCGGGTCATGTCCTTATTGAGATCCCCAGTCTTTTGGATTTGGGGTCCTAGTGCGGAGTAAGCATCTGTCAGCAAGTCAGTAGCCGACGCCATATCAAACATACCAGCCTGCGCAAACTCGGTGACTACTGGTAAGGCTGACATAGACTTATTAACATCTAAACCAGCACTCGCTAAAAAGTAATAACTGTCTGCAAGTTCTTTTGCTGAGAATGCATACTTCTTAGACATATCTACAGCAAGACTACTCATCTCCTGACGTATAGCTGGAGTCACTCCCTTTACGATCGCCAGACTCTTTGTCATGGCACTGTCGAAACTGCCGGCCACAGTCAACGCGCCAGCAGCCAGCCCAGCCAACGGAAGGGACAAGCGGGTGGTCATGCTACGACCAAGCTTATCCATAGAAGCAGACAGCCTATCTGCATGACGAGAGAATCGCTTGAGATTCCCCTGAGCCTGAATCATGCCGGCGTTGAACTGCGCGTCACTTAAACCAAGGACTACAGATAGGCTGTCAATAATCATTTGTCAGATCCTTTTTTATTCTTCTTGAACAGATTGACTCCAAACACCAGAGACAAGTTGTGTTTGATCTGTTTGACGGACTGGCGTTCAGGCTTCTTTGGAGTTGCTGTTGACTCTTCGTCTGGAAGCAGGAAGTGTTTGACTTCCATCTTCTTGAACCCCATCATCCGAGAGAACTGCAGACCAAGCCAACCGAGATGAAGCTCCAGTCTCTGATGCCACACCGGATACTGGTTGTCGTATTGCTGCCAATATGTCAGTTCCATACTTGTCATCGTTTCCTGCAACTCTCCAACTGTCTTACCAAGTCGATCCGCCAGCCGAAACCAGAAGAGAAGATCCGGCTGGTCTATGAGTTTTTTGCCGCACTCGCTTCTTGAGCCACTCCGATGCCGCTGAGAGCCAAAGAGATCTGAGCCAGACGATCCAGCACCTGACCGTTACACTCCTGCAACCGACTAATGTCGTCTTCAGAGAACATCAGCTCTCCATCGGAGTCGTAAGCTGTCATGATCAAGATCTTGGCGTTCATTCCAAGGTTGTCGATCACTGTCTCGTTGTTGGCTTTAGCCTTCAAAGTACGCTGTGCTGTAAAACGGTCCCAGTGGTCCCTCTGCGTTCCGTTCATTGCCCGTATAGTAATCTTTACCCCATCCCATTCAGGCACCTTAACGGTACGCTCAGGAAGCTGCTTCGCACTGAAGATCTTGTCTTTGATTGATATCTTGTTTTCTTTATTCTCAGTCGTCATCTTATTGCCTCATCTTTCTTTGGTTAAGAAACGGATTGGTTACCGTATTGCGAACTAATCGCCAATAATTGTTCCATCAATAGAAACTTCCCCAGCAACCTTCAAGGTCATCGTGGCTTCCACTCTGGAGTCCTCAGTCATCTCACCAGGAGCGAACCCCTTGCAATAACCACTAAAGGTCACCGCTGTGGCTCCGCTATCTGGCATCGTGATGGTAATCACTTCAGCAACCCCACGAATCGGAGGCACATCAGACGGGAAGTATGCAATCCGAAGAGTACACTCTCCACCATCCACCAAATCTCCCGGCTCAAACGCTTTGAACTTGGTTGTCCCCAAGTGAGTCACGTCGATGTCCGGACGAGATAGGTTCGGAGGTGTCACCCCCAGTACTTCAGCTGTGAAATTGCTGGTACCAAAACCAACGGTCACTCCCTGTGCGTTCATGTGTCCACTCATTATCCTTCTCCTTTCCTAAGCTGATTCTTTTTTCAGCTCAATTTTTTCAAGACCAGTGACCTCACCAGTCTTCTCATTCACTGTCACTTTGTCAATCCCCACCTTAGCCAACGGGAACCACTTGAGTTTTCCTTCTTCGTCAGCCTTCTTGTTGTCCACGACAAAGGAAGCCTGATCGACTCTGACGCGAAGCAGAGTTCCGTCAGCCTTGTCTGCCGTGATCGCTCCGTAACGATTGCGGATCCACCCACGAGTCTCCAACGCTCGATACAAAGCTTTCGCTGTGTCTTTACGTTTTGCCATTACGCTATCTCCTCTTTACTTGCGCGAACATTTGCTGTGAACAGATGCCGCTTGTTATCATCCTTCCCAATATGCAAAGGACCGTTGACCACCCGAAAAGAATGCCACCTGATGTCGTTCTCACCGGACTCATCAGCGTCCTCCCGAAATAGTCCTTTCTGAGCGATCGTCTTCAACAGATCAGCCATCTTTGTGTAACCTGCCTGATAGTCCCTATTCCTAAGACGGATCTGAACCTGTATCTGCTGCCACGCTGCTTCATCGTGTTTAAGAGAGGAGCCACGAAGGGGATCACCATCATACAAGGTAATGACCTGATCCGGATCTTCTGGCTCGGTAGAGATGAACAGAGGCCAGTCTGCTGTTGTGTCTGCAAACGTGGCTTGTCCTGCTGCAACGAGAATGTCTTTGATCACTTCACTTGCTGCTTTCACGCCGCTGCCTCCATTCTGATCGCTGCGATGATCTCTGAAAAGTTTTCTGTGATCGCTCTCTCAAGAAACTTAGCTCCACCAACATTGTGGGACGCCTCCTGGTCCTCGTGAACAAACAAAGCATACTCAGCGGTGAAGCCCACAAACACCAGCCCAGTAGCAAAAGCTGCTCCCTCAGCCTGTCCTATTTTACGCTGATGCTCTGCTGTTAGTTTTTGAGTATCTACTTTTTGAGTACGAACAGATCCTGCTACATATCGTCCTCTGCGATCTCTCCCACGACTTCCCTTTATCGTTCTCTCAGACTTGAAATTAGGAACCTGAATCTCGTGAACAGCCTGCAACACCTTGCCTTTGTCAAACACCACAAACGCAGACGCCTTCAGATTAGAGGTATCAACAGGACAGTTTTTCTGCGCGTGTCTCTTTATGATAAATCCACCAGCAACCATACCAGAGCGACAACGACGCTTGATGTTGTTCACTTCCTTGTTCAGCTTTGCCAAGGTCTCGTCTAACCCTTTCACCCGTATGCCTGATCCTACCATCACACCACCCTTGCTATGTACAGAACCTCAGTGTTCTTGAGGTTCGGAATCTTTTGAAAGCTGCGGATCTCATAAGCATCACTGTACTCAGCCGGATCGTCTCCCATGGAGCTGTCCAGTTCACCTTCTTTCAGCATCCCACCCATCGCCAGAACTCTGTCCGGATAGATTGTCGATCTCGCCATCACCTCGTTGCCGTCGTCGTCAAGGAACAACTCGTTGGTGTCGTCCCACCGACACTCGATCTCAACAGGACTTGAAAATCCACGATCTCCATAACCATCCACTGAGGCTGGTGCCCAGTAGACAGCGTTCTGTTTTCTCATTCTGGTGATGATACTCATGAGTCATAGTCCGTTGTGTTTTCCCACTCCTTCGTCCGGATGGTCTTCAGGGAAGCTGCCTTGCGTCCCTTCTTGTTGTTCATCTCAGCCAACTTGCCACTACTGTCCATCATCATCGCCTGCTGTCCGTAAGTGGTAACCTGAAGACCAAGCCCAAGCTTGTACTGATATGAAGCTCCAACCGGTCCGGCCTTTTCGTTGCCCACTCTGGGATCTCTTATGCAGACGAAGTGAGCAGCCAACAGAAGCTCGATCTGTTTCAACCGTGCGTCTGTGTGGCCTATACCGCTGTCGTCAAGCTCTTCATCCACAATAAGGGTGGCCATCTCTATGAAAGGAGTCAGATCACTGATGGAGCTATCCACATCAACAATCTCTCTTACTTCTGCCGCTGAAACTCGTGTAGCCATTACGTCCTACCTCCTTTGCACCAAAGCTCGGGAGAGACAAACTCCAAGATGGCTTTTTCATTCCACTGTAGTCCCACCCACTTCACAACTTCCTTAATCTCAGAAAAGTCACCTTCCACAAACTTGCTTGGCCACACCTCCCGGACGTTGTCCTTTAGGTAGGTCTTCATCTCTTTGAACCGCTGCTTGTGGGTATCTACCCAACCCTGCCAGCCTTCACGGTTGCGGTATGCTCGCATGAACCCAGTACGGAGGCAGGAGTTGATGATGTCCTCGTCCTTTCTCCGGACGATGATCCACTTGCTCCTCGGGAAAGCAGAAGAGAACACAGGCCAGATCAAACAGATCTTAGCTCCCTTGAAGAACCAAGGCTTCTCGTCGCGGTATCCCTGATTGTAGAGAACATGCTGCATCTTTGGTCTCAACTCATAGAACGGTTTTATCTGTACAGGTGTCGGCAACGGATTCTGCCCCATCGGATCAGCCCCTATCTCTTTCAGGTAGGGCTTGATCAGCAGGTTGCGTACTTCCATGTTCTCAAACTGGCCCTTCTTGTTTGCCGAGGTAGCCCCACACATCTTGCCACCAGTCGCTCCACAGAATGACAGGACGCCAGCTGTCATGCTGGTGCCACTTCTTGCACAACCTGTGATTAAGATTGGATCACGCATCTTTCTGAAGCTCCTTTACCACCCAATCTTCAGTAGCGTGCCACGGTCTGGGTGTACCGTGGAAGCAGATCACCTGAGTGTTCTTCGGTCTGGTTCCGTTGCAGTCGTTCTTGAAGCTTGCCACTCTCAGTATGTCCTGAATCACTTGTGGCTTGTGATAGTCCTTCTCCAAGCTGTCGGCGATGAACACCTGATCCCACTGCTTTGTAGACGGAGGGAGTTGGGACGCCAATCGTTTGTAGATCTTGCTGTAGTCTCCCTGCCAAGCCATGATCCCGCTGGCCTTGCGTTCCGGATGCTTGAAACCATGCAACATCGCAAACTTCAACGGAGAGGTGGTCAACTCATCCACCGTGTCGACGAGGATGGTATCCAAATCGAAATAGATTGCCCGTACATCATTTTTGCACAGCCCTACATCTCGTCGGAATAATTCAATCTTACTCCACCAGCCTCTCCAATCCTTACGCTCTAAAGGCACGACTACATCGCAACCCAATTTCTCTGCCGTATAAGACGAGTCTGTAAGGCAGCGAATCTCTACGTTCTCCATCAGCCTGCGAACGTTGTTGTGAAAGCGTATAGCGTGGGACTCGTTGAAGTCCCCACCTGACCTGAGAACAGTAGCCACTATGATCTGCTTCGCAACGTCCCTTCCTGTAGGGCCGCTCTTCCTGCGAGGCTTGCCCTTGATGTCCTTGTAATGACGAACTAAGGAAGGATTGTTTTTCTTGATCTGCTTCTGCAGCTTTGGATCCACCTTTGAAAATGGATCTTCCTTGCGCTTGGGTGCCCGAGTGTGGACATTCCAATACAGTCCTGTCCGCTTGTCATCCTCCAGTGGGATTCTGATTGACTCTAACCGGTCCAGAATCTCTTCTGGCGAGGTAGTGGCTGTGTCTACCATCTGATACCAGTTGAAGAGAGCCTGCGGAGGGACAGCGTTGTGCCAGAAGCCAGTATGGAAGTACTGGTTCCACAACATTAGGGTTGGAACCTTGAACACGGTGGACACTATCGTGATGCCGCTTGGGAATCCCACAACTCCGGCGGCACCACGAAGCAGTCCAAAACATTGATCTAAGTCGGTCTTGCCGGTGAGGTCTACATAGATGTCTTCCTTATCCAGCTTCTTCAGCTGATCGTTGACACCTTCCTTGTCCCACTTGGCTCCGATCAGCAGCATCTTACAGCCACGCTTCTTGCACAGTAGGACGTTGGTCTTGTGAATCTGCTCAACTGGGAACTCTTCCAGCCAGTGGCTGTACATACCTGCGTTGACAAAGTATCCGACAAGATAAGAGCCGTACTTCTTCTGCAGCTTCTGTTGATACTCCTGCTCCTTCTTGTTGATGAAGATTCTCGGGAACCACTCAGCTGGATACTGTGGATCAACCGCGTCGATACTCTTACCGAATCGCATGATCCCATTGTACGCAAAGAAGTAGTCACACTCAGCTACGTCTTCAAACACCGTCCGGCCATCTGCAACGTAAGCCTCCTGAAACTCTGGAGACTTGGTGCTGTGCTTCTTGTAGCCGGCAGCGTAGGCGATAGGGATACGGTTGAGAAAGGCGTGACAGCGGTCTCTTCCGTTGTTGGGAGAGGAGATGTAGACGTGTGGGTTGACTATCCCTTTCTCTTTGAGGAAGCCGGGAAGCTTCACCATGCTCCAGTACGCATCACCGATTCCGGGA